TGGAATTGTTTAGACTCATCAATAGACAGAGCACCTTCTACATCAAAATCAGCAACCAACGAACCAGGAGGTGGTGGCGGTGGTGGCGGTGGTGGATCAGGATCTCCTGGATTAGGAGGTGGTGGCGGAGGAGGAGGTGGCGGAGGAGGTGGTGGCGGAGGTGGCGGAGGTGGCGGAGGAGGTGGTGGCGGTGGTGGAGGAGGTGGTGGCGGTGGCGGAAGAATTGTCACTTTTCCTACAATAAACGAACCAGATGCAGTAGAGAACTGATCTAATTCATTAATGTGCTTGCCCGTAACATTCAACGTGTGCGTTCCAATAGGAACAATTCCAGGAATGTTTACGATACCATATATCACACCCTCGGCATTAGAATAAATCGGACTACCGAGTAAACCATCAACAACAACATTTTCTACTATCTTAGTTGCAGAATCAATTCTTCCTTGTACTGCTTTGTCAGAAATATCACTTCGACCTATACTAATCCAATGTCTAGAATTTGGCAATAATCCACGAGCAATAAACTTTGTAGTCCTATCAGGTGGATAAGAAGTAGCATTTGTTGCAGTTGTATTATTCTGATTTGTTCCAGTATAATACGTATCGGTATTGCTGATTGATTCAGGAGGAGTTGGATATTTTGTTGTTTCTTCTACGTCAATAAATCTATTCGGTGACAGTTCAACCGTACCATTATAATTAATAGTAGCGTCAACAAATAGACCTTTAGAAGCAGAAGCATGCTGCATAATAATTTCTTGGCTATAAGAAATCGTTACGAAATCTTTATTCCAAGCAATATCAGAAAATTCATCATTTGTAATAGATGAATTTGCTGCGTATGGGCGCGACATCTCTAAATCGACATATTCTAAAGAATACGGAGATCTGCCTACACCTTGGGATTCATCGATAACTAAACTATGCCCTGCTTTGTAATCTACGTATGCGGTGTTGTCAAAACCATCTACAAAGAAACCATTTTTGAATCTATCTGTACCATCTTCGCCGATAATTGGAGTAGACAATGCAGTTTTTTCAAGCATAGAAAGAACAGTCGTATATTCAAGAGTAGAAACGCGCTGTTCAATAGCTGCGATATCTTTCATGGTGAAACGACGGTTGTCAATATTGTTAATAGTAATGGCATAATCTTTTCTTCCAGAATTTCTAACCTCTGGAATAGTCAAAGATGGATATGGAGGAACATTAACCTTTGCGATAGGCATGACATATTTGCTATCATACGTTTCGTCAAATTTAGGATTAATACCAGCAGTTCCTCTAATTACTTCTATATTTCCTTTATTAGAAACAACTACCAAATCTCTTCTCGGCAGGTAATAGGTAATATTATGCTGAAGATTATATCCTGGGAAAGGTTTCTGACTACTGGTGAGATTAGTAAACTCTGTTACACCACTGACAGTTGTTGGTTCGTAAATAGGATTAACTGTTGCAGTATTAGCAGTAACAGTTAAGTTTGCTGTCTTCGTCTTAACAGGTCGGAAATCGATTACATCTCGCAAATCAATATTTTTACCAGCAGTAGCAGAATAATAAACTGGAATTTCCCAAGTTTTAATAGTTGTACTGGCGTTAGTATCAGAATCGTCAATAGGATAAGATTCAACTGTAAAGTATCCAGAATTGATATTTGAATTGACAGTCAACACATCCATATCTACAATCAATGGTTTTCCATTCATATTAAAGGAAGAATTATTCTTTAGCCTTAGAGTGGCGTGATCATAGTATGTGTCTCTTTGTCCAAAATCTATGATAAAGTTTCTTGACATATCTGGACCAACATCAGTAGATTCAGAAATACCTGTTGATTGTTTAATGCTATTAACTTTAATTACATCTGGGAAACCAAGCGACCAGATTCCAGTTGGATTTACAACAGAATAAACAACATTCGAGGAAGCATTAACCAAAGCAGTATTAAACGCAGCATTTACTGTTAGCGAGGTATTACTCGCGATTGCTGTAATGCTTCTGATTTGACTTGTGCTGCTATTCGAAACTTGAATAATGTTGCCGACATTTAGTTCTCTTTGGAATAATGTTAATCCGTCGCCTGCAGTAATAGTAGTTCCAGAACCGTTGACTTTACCAGATAGTTGTCCTTCATATAGACGAACTTTTACATTTCGTGTAACGTCTTTCTTTAATGCGCTAGAATTAGTTTTCTTCAATAAAACACGCGCAGTAGTCTGTATAGAGGCAGTAGTGGCAGAACCAAGATCTACTGAGAATGATCCGTCATTTACATTAATATTTGTAATATCTCGAGTTGACGTTCCGAGACTAATCACAGAACCGCGAGGATGAATTCTGCTATATGCTCCGCTAAATGTAACTGCACTGCCTACGATTAACGTATCATCATCAACGACAGAAACAATTACTGCAGAATTGGCTCCTTGTTTAATAACTTCACCGTTTTGGAAGTCAGTTAAGAAAGAAGTTCCGCTACCTGTAACAGTTGTAGAAGTAGTCGCGCTAACAGTACCAGACAAACTGCTAGTTTCAATATTAGCACTACCAGTAACAATTAAATCAATTTTTGCTTCTGATAAGTCAGAAGCGTCAGTCCATCCTAAGATAGTATTTGATAGTGCGAAATCGAAGTTAGCGATACCTGTTGTTGCTACATTGCCAACTGCTTCTGCTGTATAGTAATAAGTTGTTTCGGCAGCACCACTTGCGCTACGAAGATTTTTAATGGCTCTTCTAGATAAAGGAAATACAGCTTTAGAATATTCTGTTTCTTGCAAATTGTTTAGTGGTTTATTTTCTATTGCAGTAATACTAACAGTCAATCCTGCACCTGCTCCATCATAGGAAGTAGAAACAGTTCCAGATGGCGCAGCGATGTAAGAACCAACATCATATAAAGAAACAGTAGAAGCTACGCCATTTCCTGTTATAGCATCAATTTGCACATAAGCTGGTTTTCCGTTACCGCCAACAACAGCAACAACATCACCAATCACATAACCTGTTCCGCCACTAATTGGTGTTGTATTGATGGTTTTTATAGATTTTAATACTGGATCTACTGCAACGTCGGCGAATGCTTTTACTCCACCAGAAGTGTAATAGACAGATTTTACTTGTCTTAGTGACTTTCCAGCGTCTAGTTTAATATCAATCAAATACAATTTGTATCGACCAGACGGACTACCTTTCACTCCGCTATCATAAACAATATCGCGAATATTAGCAGTACCAATAGCATTACCTACTGGCGAACTAGAAGCAATATTAAAATTACTCGTTACAGCTTTTGATGTATTGTCGTACAATGTAACTGACGCAAAACCAGAAGAAGGAAAATAACCACGAATTTGGTCGACATAAATGTAATCGCCAAATGTAGTTGTTAAAAGTTGTTGTGTATCTGATAATGTTTCAGTTGCTCTATCAACAACTAATTCGTATGGCGATAAAGTTTCGACGCGATTACCACCAACATAAGCTAAACCATCAGATATGACATACTTAAAATCGCCCAATCTTGTTTTGCCGTCTTCTACTAATAATTGTGATTTATCGTTTGTTTCTGTTCTTACATTAAATGGATTTACTGTATAGTGGCCAGATTCTTCGTAAGTTCTAGTGGCAATGGTACGACCTATTGCTCCAAATTCAGCGTCATCTTTAATATACAAAACACCAGTAGGACCAAACTCAGCAACAGGGAAGAAGTTAGTGTCAGTTGGAATGTCATCTTTTACATAAGCGACAAGTGATGTTTGTAGCTGCAAGCGGTGCGCGCCTGGAGCAGCTTCGTTAGAAAATCCTCCAGCATTATCATATAGCGTATTGTCCGCATATTCTGTAACGATTAATTCTTCTGTTTCATAACCTACAACTTGGCCAGCTGCAGATATTGCTCCACCAGACACAGAATTTATTACCAAAACTTGATCTTCAGTTTTGATGAAAAAACCTTTTTGATATACAATAGCTTCTGGGACGCGTACACAATATGCTGAACCTGTCGCTTCATAATTCAGCGCCGTGTTTGGACTTAACATTCTTGAAGTACCAATTAAAGATCCAGTATCTTCTAAGAGCGCACTTCCTACAGAAGTTAAGGTTGTTGATATTTGTGTATTTGCTTTTGAGTAAATAGTTTCACCAGAAACAAAGCTACCACGAACATCTTCAAGGATAATAGTTTTGGTAGACGCTTCGCCATAATAAACCTTACCTGTTGCAGAAGAAGTTCCGCCGAAGAATTCAGTACCAAGAGCATATCCGCCACCAGAAGCAAAATCGCTATTAGAAACACTGGCACTGACTGTTACAACTGTTTGACCTTTGTATAAATTGGTATCACCATAAATTTGTAATGTTTCGCCTGGATCTCCATTGATACCAGCTTGGAAAGTGTAGACAGTATTACCTGTTGCATCACGACCAGATTTTGTGTAAATTATAAAAAATTTGGAAGGGCGAGAAGAAGCAAAATATCCATCAATACCAGTTAAAATGACCGCTTCTACGCCAGTGTTCGCGCCAACAATAGTCGCGCCGACGTAATCAGGATTTTCGGTATCAGAGTTATCTGCTACTGATATAAATTTGGCAGCAGGAATCGTTTCTAAACTACCATCGCTCTTGACAATAGAACCAGATTGAACCACGTAATCGCCAAAACGTTCGATTTGATTCTGCAAAATTGATTGCGCTTGGTTTAGTTCGCGTGCTTGAAGAGGAACAGATGGTCTGAAAAGAATTCTGTGATATTTTTTATCTTCGTCAAAGTCGTCATAATATGGCGCCGACGCTAGAACTGTATTTGCTATATCCAATGGCATTTTTTATATTACTCCGTTAGAGTTTAATTACTATTTTAATTTGTTCGTTTATTTGACTGTCTGCAGATCTAGTGACTGATTGTGCATTTTTAATATACAAAATATCACCAGAGTATAGTTTTACATCATAATCATTTGAACCAACCGCAGTGTTTGAGGGCAAAGTGTCAAAATAATTATCCCAGTTTACTAAACTCGCTGTTGATACTGATTTATTAGAATCTTGCCCAGTTATCGTAGAACTATGAACAAACATACCTTTTGCTCCAGTAACCATCAATAACGAAGAATTAGCATAAGCCACATAAGCAGAAGGATAACGACTGGTATTTGCATTAAGATTACTTCCAACAACCAATTCTCCGACCTCAAAATTACCTGAAGTTACATCACCCAATGGAATTTTTATGACTTGATTAAACGAGTTATCATAGTAAGGCGAGCCATTGGCATAAGTTGGATTTTTTAATAAAGCAAGGGTACTATATTTAGCTTCTCTTACGAAGGATTCGTTGTCAAATTTACAAGAAATACCTACGGAATCGACATAAAGTTCATCAAAAATATGAGAGCCATGGCCATTTCCAGGAGAAATTATAGGTCTTAGGGTCGCGCCTGTTCCTATCCCAGAAGCAGCACCTATAACGGCAGTCGCGTCTTTATATCCTGTACCATAATTTACAAGTTCAATACGTTCTATACTTCCGTCGTCTGCAACCACAGAATATGCAACTGCTCCACTTCCAGAATAACTATCAATCTCAACAAAAGGAGAAATAGTATATGCTTGTCCAGTTTGTAAAAAACCAGCCGTAAAGTTTTCTGTTCCTTGTAAAGAAACTTCTGAGTATGGTGTGCCACCAACATCAACAGGGCTAATTTGATTAATTCGTTTAACTTCGACTCCACCAGACGTGTTTGCGATTTTAATACCGCAGTTAGCATAATATGAAGGATTACTTAATAACTTATTCAAACGAACTCTATTTGTAGAAGAACCTGGATCTAATATAGTTCCGCTATCAGTAATGTAATTGTCACCTACATCCTCTACACGAATCGAGAATAATCCACCGTTTATTGCAGCGTTTTTAGTATTGGCGTATTCTTCAACAGGAAAATAAGAAGATGTTCCAAATAGAACGTCTGTTTCTTCTTTTAGAGTTCCCATATACAACCAAGTATATCCATCGGCACCTAATCTAACTGGAGTTCCTAGTCTTGGTACACCGCTACTAGGATTAACATTAGAACGAGGAGAAGGATTGATTACTGTGGCTCCATTGTCAATACATTTGTATATTTCTCTAGAAACAGTATCAATAACAAAAAAGTCTTTTGTACTTAATAATTCGTCTTTGTCATCATAAGCTGAATAAAAAGTGTTGGCTTCCCAAGTGACTCTTTTTACCATAGGAATTAAATCTGCTTCTTTTGCAAAAATAGCTTGATCCCAAACAAGTAAACTGCCGTCATATTCAGATTCTTTTTCTACAGCTACAGTTTCAACTTCAGGAGTTCCCGAAGCCAAAAGATAAAATCTATTTGTATTTACTGCGTTTGTGTCTAATACCACGTTGATTCTAAGATTAGCACCAGAAACTGTTTGTTGGCCACCATATGTGCTGTTAGCAACAGCATTCGCAACATCATATACAGCTACGTTAGACAAAGCGACAAAGTTAGTATATGTTCCACCAGAAGCAACATTGATTGTAGAAACATTACCAGCCGATCCAATCGCTGTTACTTTAAGGATAGTTCCGCCAGCAATCTGTAATATGTCATTTACGGCATAGTTAGTGCCCCTATTTTCAATGCCTACTGATGCAATAGTTCTTTGATTCACCGAATTAACTAATTCAGTAATAGAAGTTCTTTTAAGTTTTGAAAATACTTTACTCATTTTTTATTCCGTTTGAATGGCGGTGCTGGTGAAGAAAGCCGTCGAGCGCGAGGTTGTTGTATCAATATCTGTGCTTCTAGACGTCGAGACAGTGGTGTAACTATCATATGATGTATCGGTATTTCTGCTAGTTTCAACTGTGGTTCCCAATTCATATATTGTATTGAATGTAGTCGACGTTGAAATTGTTGTTCCCGTATCATCATCTGTTGTTCTGTTTGTATTGTATGATGTTGCATATATTGTATTGAATGTAGTAGATTTACTTGTGGCAATACTTGTATTAAACGTAGTGGTTGTTGCATATAATGTTTGAAAATTAGTTCCATACACTGTAGATCTTGTTGTAGAACGAGAAGAAGCTGTACCATATGTAGTGTTATACACCGTGGCGGTTAGAGTATCGATAGTCGTTGATCTGCTTGTTTCTGCGAACGTTGCGTCATAAGTTGTATTAAATGTAGTCGAAGTCAACGTATCTCTAGATGTTTGGAAATTAGTATTATAAACAGTATCTCTATTTGTATCTCGCGAAGTATCAGTATTTATGGTGGTAGCAAATATCGTATTATACACGCTTAGAGTGTTTGTTGTAGTAGTTCTACTTGTTGCTGTAGACTTAGACGTTGTAAATCTTGTTCCGAGCGTAGTATCAAAATCAACCGTAGATGTAGTTGTATTAAACGTTGTTGCAGTAAACGTACCTGTTGATACTTCAGTAGAAAGCGAAGTATTATATGTTGTAGATCTAGATGTATCTGTTGCTATACTAGTAGTAAAAATACTATCAAAATTAGTTGTTATGGTTGTACTCTTTGTTGTTGCTATTGATGTATCGTATGTTGTTGTCGTAGTTGTTTCGTATACTGTATTAAATGTCGTGGTAAATATTGTTTCTGTAGAGAAGCTGGTAGATCTACTTGTTTCTCTTCCGAAATCAACTAAGAAGTCGACTGTTTCTGCTTCTAAATTATTGACATCATTGACAACAACTCGTCCAAATTTAGAAACACCAGCAGGGTGCCAGATTTCTTTTAGAATAGCAGAATACTTGTCAAAAGAAATACCTGACTGAACTTCATATGAAAATTCTTGATAATAGTTATTATCATGAATATATTTATTAGAACTTATAAAACCTCTATTGCTTTTGAAATAACCTTCGCCGAAGCCATCTTCTAGTGCGACAGCAATAGCAGAAATAGTTTTGGTAGAATCTTTTGTACTATACAAAGTCAAAGTTTCACCATCTTGATATCCAATACCAGAATCAATAACAGCTAATCTATTCGCAGCACCTTTACCAAATCCAGCAACACCAAATACATCTGCTTCGTCTACTGAATCTGTAGCAGGAAAATCAATCTTACCCCAATAAGTCACAGCCAATAAAGGCTCAGGAGTAATGTCAGAAAGTGCGTTGCCAGCAGTATCGCGGAATGCATCGTTTAACTGAAGTACAGTATCGCTGCTTATACTGGATACTGTTCTATAAATTGATGGCCATTGTTCGCTATAAACTTCAGATCCTACTGCCAATTCTTTTGTAAATCGTGTATCTGTTCCTGTAACAAGACCAGTATTATCAATTGTTACTAGTCCAGTTAGTTCTCTAGGGGCACCTTTGATTCGTAAACCATAGATAATAGGATCAGTAATAGAAACAAGAACGTTTGTTCTGTATCCTTCGCCACCGAATACTGAAGAAAGACCAGAAGGGAATGCCTTTTCGTCTGCAATTTTTCCAAATTCAATATCACCAAATTTAATGGCTTCGTTGATATCCATACTAGATGTCGGAAGTTCGAAACTCAACGAGTCGTTCACAACACCATCTTCAATAAGAACAGCTCGGTCGCAGAATCCACCATAGTTATTCGCATCGATTGTCATATCTATGGTAGCTGTACCAGAAGTATTACCAGCGTTTAATCCAGTAATAGTATAGTAATCGTTGATATTGACTGTTCCTGTATTAGCAACAGCTGCAGTTTTAGGAATAAAAAATACATTAGCATTAAAAACTGCCACATTAAATCTAGTTTCTTGTGGTATTAGCGTATTATTAGAACAACTTCTTATGATAATTTGATCGCCACCGTCATAGTTGTGACCATTGGCAGTAATATACATGGCTGTAGAATTGATTGAATAATCTAAGTCTGATAGTTGTATGGCGACTGGTGTCGTAGCATTTGCTGGTAGCGCGGTTTCATCAGAAGAAGTTTTTACTACTACATAGTCATTGTCGCGTAAACAATGAAACGGATGCTTGACAATAACTTCAGTTCCATCTCTGTACCAAGAAACAGCTACGTTGCACGCTTCTTCTATTCTAACGCCACTCAGTGCTCGAGTCTGAGTTTCTAAGAGATGTCCGACTTTGAAAGAAGCTTCGGAAACAAGATCTTCGCCAGTAAACGTGCGCGTAGCAGTAGCTCCACTAATAGTTTCACCAGTAGAAAAATTACCCTCTACTCTTCGTAGATTAACTCTTCCGCCAGATTCAGAAACAAACCTACCAGACGCACCAGAAGAATTGCCTTCCACAATCTCATTATTTGTAAATGTGCCAGATCCACCATTTGCTGTCAAATCAGCGGTGGTGCGCTCCAATACAATATTTGGCATATATCTTGAATAAAGAACGTCATCGAATCCTGCAGTTTCTAGTGTCGATACATTACTAAAACCGTATCCGCCATTTCGAACATCAAATGTAACAAAGCCAGCGCGTTGTACTATGTCAGTGATAACTGCTTTCGCATCAGTACCATTCTTAAAACTGTCTACTGTAAACGTATCACCGACAAAGAATCCAACACCACCATCTACTATGATAATATCAGAAAGCGATCCACGAACAATAGGACTTTCTGTGATTTCAATTTCTTGCTCTGTTAATACTGTTTCGTTGACAATTTCTTCGCCAGCCTGAAAATCGCCTGTAATATTAGAAAGATATAAAACATCAAAACGATTATTTTCTTTTAAGAAATACCTATAATCATTGACAATAGCTGTTGCGCCAGAAACACGTCCAGTAATAAGTTTGTTGACATAGAATTGCAAGTACGGACTGTATTGCATTTCAAGATAACGTGGCTTAAAGAAGTCACCATCTGAAGGCTTTATTACGTCGTCGCCAGGAAAATATACATTTATGTCTTCGTTGAACAACAGGCGGAACAATAGTTCTAAACCACGCGAAGTTCCTTTAGAAGCATAAATCTCTTTAATATGTTTTTGTAGCAAACGTCTGTCACCAGTATACTGGCGAGGAACACCTTGCAGATATTTGTATTGAAAGTTCTC